TTACCATTGATATGGTAGATTCAGAATCAGGTAAAGTAAAAAAACAAAAAGAAGAAAAGTTAGTTAAGGGTTATAACCCAACTGATGTTGAAGCTAAAATTACTAAGGTGTTTGAGCATTATACACAAGATTGGCGAATAACCGCTATTGTTGAAAGTAAAATAGATGAGGTGATAGAATAATTAGATTTCAATAGTTTAATTAACATAGAAAAGGGGGTCAATAGACCTCCTTTTTGTTTTTTGTCAAAAATAGAAATATTTATGGAATATAAAAACTAATTGTTGAAACAGTTAAAAATAAAACTTTTTTAACAATTGGTAATATTTATTATAAAAATAAAAAACGCAAAATGGCAAAAGAAAAATCATTAGTAGAAGAAGCAATCATCCAAATGAAGAATTTGGAAGAGGCGGTTGCCGAAAATGCAAAAGGAATACTTGCATCAACGATGAAGCAAGAAATCAAAGATTTAGTAAAAGAATCTCTATCTGAACAAGATGAAGATGAGGTTGAAACAGATGTTGACATTGAAGATGACGCAGACATTGATATGGATGCCGAAGATGATATGGATACAGATAACGACTTAGGTGATGAAGACATTGACGTTGATGTAGATGCGGATTCTGAAGATGTAATTGACTTAACAGGTCAACCTAGTTCTGAAGTTCTTAAAGTGTTTCAATTACTTGGACCTGAAGACCAAATAGTGGTTACTAAAGACCCTAATGGGAACATAAACTTAAAAGATAACGAAACAAACAAAGAATATATGATAGTAGGTGAAAACATTGAAGAAGAAGATTATCTGAACGAATACTCTGAATTAGGTGATATGAATGAAGAAGATTGGTCGACAGATGGAATGAATAATGAAGATATCGATGCTCTTGTTGAAAGAGTTTTTGGTGTTGAAGATGAATATTCTGAAGATTCTGACTATGATGACACTTCTGACTTTGTTGGACTTGGTGGTATGGACGAAGGTGTTTACGCTGCCGTTCGCGAAGATTATGACGATGAAGCAAATATGGGTGCCTTAGATGAAGATGATTTCGATAGTATTGATATGAACAAAATGTACGGAGACGAAGGTGCTGACCAATTAGGTGAGGATAACGATGATATCGTTTACGAAATTGAATTTGATGGAGAAGAACCTGAACTTTCTGAACGGGGCCACTCTAGATATCGTGATTTAAAATACCATTTTGGTAGACGTGGTGAAGATGAAGATGAATATGACACTACGGATGACTATAAAGATGGAGATTATGATGAACTTGAAGAATGGTCTTGGGGTGGTGCTTTAGCAGGAGGAATATCAGGAGGATTAGGTATTGATGAAGATATGGAAGAACCTGTAATGGAAAGTAAAAAAATGTCACGTAAAATACCTGGAGTCGGAATGGGTAAACCTAAATTTTCTTATGATGGCAAACCTAACCAAAACTTACGTGTGAAAAAACAAGGTTACGGTGGTAAAGGAATTGGATTTGGAAACGCTAAAAAAGCATCTAAGTTTGACGCTGACAAAGATAATGGTCAAATGGATGGAGAATTTAGAGTTAAACCTAAAAAGTTTGAAGCAAAAGAAGCGGCACGTACATATGGTAATGGTTCTAAATCAGGAAGAGGGCTTAGAAAAGGAATCACTCCTAATAGAAACCTTACGTTTGAAAACGTTGACGCGAGAGAAATACAAATCCTTAGAGAAAAAAATGAAGAATACAGAAAAGCATTAAATATCTTCAGAAATAAATTGAATGAGGTTGCGGTGTTTAACTCAAACTTGGCTTACGCTACACGTTTGTTTACAGAACACTCAACGTCTAAACAAGAAAAAATAAATATATTAAGAAGATTTGATTCTGTAGAAACTATTAAAGAGTCTAAGAATTTATATCACCAAGTTAAGGATGAATTATCTGTGTCATCAAACCAATCACCAATCAACGAATCATTTGAAAGAGTAATTGAAAAAACTCCTTCTACAGGTTCAGCGGTTAACTTGATTGAGTCTAAGACATATGAAAATCCACAATTCTTAAGAATGAAAGACTTAATGTCAAAATTAAGATAATAAAAAATAAATAAACAAAAAAGCAAATAAAAAACCAAAAAAAATGGGAGCATTATTAGAATCAGGTCTTGTTGGTAACATCGGTCTTAAGCACCTTAAAGTTATCAAAGAAGATACAATTAACAAATGGGATAGATTAGGATTCCTAGAAGGTCTAAGAGGACATTTAAAAGAGAACGTAGCTCAGTTATATGAGAACCAAGCGTCTCACCTAATTAATGAGGCAACTTCTGACGGTTCTTCAGGTTCATTTGAAACTGTTGTTTTCCCAATCGTTAGACGTGTATTCTCTAAATTATTAGCTAACGACATCGTGTCTGTACAAGCTATGAACTTACCTATCGGTAAATTATTCTACTTCGTACCTAAAATCCAAGGGTATAAAGATGGTAGTTATGATGCGGCGACTTATTCAGGTGGTTCAGGAGAACATTACGGTCCTGTTGGAGCAGTAAACGGTTTAACTGCTGACCAAGCTAAAGCTGGTCAAGGTTATACTACAGGTACTGCGTCTAATTACAATCCTACTTACAAGAAAAATCTTTACGATTTATTCTATGAAGGTAATGAAGGTCAATTAGACCCTCCAGGATTATTTGATTACTCTAAAGGTCAGTGGTCGGCGATTACTGCAACTACAGACGTACAAGTTTGGAATGGTTCTAACTTAGTTGACGCTGATGGTCAATACAATGGCGAAAACGTAAGAAAAGTAATCGTTAAAATGTGTGGTTTTGCTAACACAGGTAATGGTAAATTAATCGGACCTGATGGAAATGAGTATGATACTGAATCATTCTTAGCAGACTTAAGAGTATTCGGGGACGAAAATTTCACAGATGATGATTCACCATGTAATGTTGTTTTTGCTGACGACGCTAAAACTATACCAAATTCTTTATTGTTCCGTGTAGTTACACAACAATATGGACAAGGAATTGTTTCTAATTTATCAACAAGAGCACAAGCATCTTGGCCTACAGAAGGAAATGGTGGATACTTTAATGATATTTGTACTCCTGATGGATGTATCTTTTTAGAAGTTGACCTTTCTTGTCCTGTATGTGCTAACTGTAACGCAACATCTTTAGATGGTTACACAGGTACTACAATCGATACATTAGGTCTTAATGACTTCACTGCAGTATTTAGACGTTACAAAGAACTTGAATTCGAAGACAAAATCGGTGAGGTTTCTTTCGACCTTGAGTCTGTAACAGTTTCTGTAACTGAAAGAAAATTAAGAGCACAATGGTCACCTGAATTGGCTCAAGACGTAGCGGCATTCCACAACATCGATGCTGAAGCTGAATTAACGGCTTTATTATCTGAACAAGTTGCGGCAGAAATCGACCGTGAAATCTTAAGAGACCTTAGAAAAGGTGCGGCTTGGAACTTACGTTGGGATTACAACGGATGGAGAAGAATCAACGCTACTACTGCGTATACACAAAAAGACTGGAACCAAACATTGATTACTGCAATCAACCAATTGTCAGCACAAATCCACAAATCTACTTTAAGAGGTGGAGCTAACTGGATTGTTGTATCTTCTGAGGTTTCTGCGATTTTTGATGATTTAGAATACTTCCACGTATCTAACGCGTCTCCTGAGCAAGACCAATACAACATGGGTATTGAAAGAGTTGGTACATTATCAGGTCGTTACCAAGTTTACCGTGACCCTTACTTCCCACCAAACCAAATCTTAATTGGTCACAAGGGAACGTCATTGTTAGACACAGGTTACATCTACGCACCGTATGTACCTCTACAATTAACACCTACAATGTATAACCCATTCAACTTTACACCTATCAAAGGTATTATGACAAGATACGCTAAGAAAATGGTTAACAACCGTTTCTATGGTAGAGTAACTGTTGATGGTATCCGTACATTCGACTTAAGAGAATTGAGATAATCAAAATCTTAAAAATAAGAAAAAGGTCAGATAAATCTGACCTTTTTTTTTGTTTGATAATTTAAATTGATACTTTGCTCATTTAACTAAAAATTAATAAAACTTATTAAGTGTTTATACTTATTATTAATTTAATTTAGAATATTTATAAATTACAATAATCTTAAAAAAAATAACTATGAAGTTTATATTAATGATATTAGTTTTTTTAATGTCATTTGTAACTGTAGGACAAGTATCAGGTAGGTATTCTTTCTCATCATCAAGTGGAACATATACACCAATAACAGGTGGTGTTAATTATGATAATTTTACCAATTGGAATAATACCGCGTATTCAGGAACATTACCTAATAGTACCGCAGGTTTTTTAGATGATAATGTATCATCCGCTTTATTACCTATAGGGTTTAATTTTTGAGGTGTATGAAGACGGGACAATGAAAAAAATAATTAGGTAAAGTGGGGAAACCCACTTTTCTTTTTAGATAATGAATTCTAAATGTTTTTTTTTAACTAATAAGATATTTATTTATAAACAATGTAATTATGAAAAAATTGTATTTTCTAAATGAAGAAGAAAAAGAAAGAATTTTAAAACTTCATAAGAGTGCCACAAGAAAACAATACATAACCGAAGACATGGATAATAGAATGTGTGAGGGATGTGGTAAATCAGATATGTATGAATATTCTGAATTAGATGAAGCTGATGCGGGAGCGGTAGCGACAGGACTTGCTTTAGGTGGTGTTGTGGGAGCCGCTTTGGCTTATGTTAATTCATCTGCAGGGTCTTATAATGGTGTTAAAAAAATATTTGACGCTTGTAATGCTTCAGGTATGGGTAAATCAACAATGAACGGAGGAACTCTCGATAGTATCTCAAAACAAGTGAGAACCGCAATTGATGGATGGGGTACCGATGAAGATGCTATTAAATCGGCATTAGGACAAATCGCAACAATTCCTGATTTATGTGCGGTTAATAAAAGATATGCTGAAAATTACCCTGGTAGTACATTATTAGGTGATTTAGATGGTGATATCGATAGTGATAGTGAATGGAATAAATATGTATACCAACCATTATTAGCAGCTAAAAGAAAATCAGAAGAACTTGGAGCAGGAAAATCTTCAGGAGGAGGTATGTTCGGAGCAATTTCAAGAAGTGCTAAAGCCGCGATGATTGCGTCTATGGTTAAATGGCAACCTTCGTGGGCTAAATATAAATGTATCCTTAACAATAAGGACGCTAAACCAGGTAAAATGTCTAATGGTAGTTATGCAATCACAATCGGTGGTTCTGTTTATTATGACAACGGAAGATATAAAGCTCCTGATGGTACTATGAAATCGTATACATGTCCTGGCTCAACAGTAACCCCAACAACCTCAAGTAAAACTTCTACATCAAGTAAAACCTCAACAACAGGTAAAACCGCAACTAAAACACCAAGTCCTGTGGCTCAATCCAATGTAAAACAAGTCCAAAAACTTGTTGGAGTTGCGGAAACAGGTGTGTTTGATGATGTGACTGCTAAGGCAGTTAGAACTAAATTAGGAATTTAATAAATTAAGAAAAATATAATCATGAAAAGATTAATTATAACTGAAGAAGAAAAAAGAAGTATTCTTTTAAAACACGGTAGTAAATCATTTTTAAATGAGGCTGCTAAAGACGATATTATGGCAATACAAAAATCTTTAGGTTTAACTGCGGATGGTGTGGCAGGACCTAAAACAATCTCATCTATTATCGCAAAATTAGGTGGAGGTTCATCAGCGGCGGCGACCAATAAAACCGCAACACCTACGACACCTGCAACACCAACAACCCCTACTACACCTACTACACCAACAACCCCTACTACACCTACTACACCAACAACCCCTACTACACCTACTACACCTGCCGCGGCTACCACTACAACATTCTCAGCGGCACCTGTTGCGGGGGCAACAACTTTAGAACAAGCTTGTGGTACAAGAAAAACTAATAAAGACTATAGACTTTGTAAAAAAGTATTTAACAAAACTACCAAATAATTATGAAAAATACTAATATACTTAAAGAAATAAATGAAATGAAATATCTCTTTGACTATAGGAGAGGTAAAGTTATTTCTGAACAAGAAAGTTCTGATGTGACAGATTTTGTGGTTGGTGGTAAACAAGAAGTTAGTGTTGGACCTAAAACTGTTGCTCCGACCGTATCAAGCACTCCTTCAACAACTACTAAAACAACTAGAAAAGCCACAGGTTTAGAAGTTCAAAAATTACTCAATACAAAATTTAGTGCTGGTTTAAAAGAGGATGGTAGAGTTGGTCCTTTAACTCTTGGTGCAATTATGAACGCTCTCGAGGGTTCATCAGGTTCATCTGCAGGAACCTCAACAGGAGTATCCACAACACCTACTACTACAGTAGCGGGTGGTTCAGTAACTTCAACAACTACGGTTGCTGGCTCAACAACACAAACTTCAACCGACGCAGCATCAGGAGGTGGTGGTATAGACCCTAATGTGGTGGGACAAGAATTTAATTTTGGTTAAAAAATAAAATATAGTATAATAAAAAGACCGACTACAAATCGGTCTTTTTTATTATATGTCATCTTCAGTTCCCTTCCCAACTTGTTCCCTACTTAATACTCTAATACATTTAGAAATAACTTCAGACTCACCAAGAGTAAAGGCACTCATATTATGACAATATTTAATCGCTTCAACCAAAAGATAAATTGCTCTGTCCTTATCCATAGTATCGAGTAATACCTCTAAATGATTTTCATCTTGTAGTTGTATATTATTAAATAATTTTCCGTATAATTTTTCTTCCATAATTTTAATTTAATGAACCGTTAACCTTTTCCAAAATTGTATGTAAGGAATAGTTTATTTGAGACTTAATTTGATTTTCTAAATCAATTCTTATTTTTTCTGTTTTATTATCATACATATTTGTTAATCTATCCCAATCCCTCTGTACTAATCTAACATCATAATGATATACATGATTAGTCATACTTACTCGTCTATCATCTAAAATAACAAATAAATCAAGAGTTGTATTTCTGATATAACGTTTACCTGATAGAGGAGCGATTAAAAACTTAGAATCGTCATGTCTAATTAAACCTCTACAAATACTAACACAAGTCCTTTCATTTTCCGACAATTCATCATCCTCAGACTTCATGAATTTATATTTTAATAATAATGACCACTTAACGTACAACCTTTTAAAAATTCTCCTCATAATTTTATTTTTTATATTCAATTAAGTATAGGATAAAATATTGATAAAAACAGGTCTTGTTAAAAGTTTTTACATTATTAAAATATTTATAGATATGGATGAATGGATTGACGTTAATAAATTACCAATAAATGAAGCAACGATGACTTCATTAACTGCAGGTGTTTATAACGGTCCACAAGAATTAGGTATAAAAAAATGGAAAAAATCCGAAATGGGTCCATTTTACGTAAGTTTAAAAAATGAACTTAATAAACTTAGTAAACAAAAAACTCTAAAGAATAATAAAGCTCGTGTAGTAGGAATGTGGGAAAAAGGTACTGATGGTACTTACGATGTTCCGACACATGATGTACACACTATTAATGAAGATTTAGCGGTTTGGTTTGGTACTAAAAAGAAACCAAAAGGTTCTTCACAACCAAAAGGTCCTTGGGTTAACATATGTCGTAAAGATAAGGACGGTAAACATCCTCCATGTGGAAGGCCTAATACTGATAAAGGTGCGTACCCTAAGTGTAGAGCGGCGGGTGTTGCGGGTAAAATGTCTGATTCACAAAAGAAAGCGGCGTGTCAACAAAAAAGAGCGGCTGAGAAAAAAGATACACAAAGTGGTAAAGGTCAAAAACCTGTGATGACATCATACAAACCAAAAAAGAAAAAGACTCTTGAGGAGTCTTTATCTAAAATTATTAATAGAGTTTTAAATAGTCTTTAACAAGTTAATAAAATTAGTCCACGTATTTAAATCGTTCTCATTTCTACCTATATTGGCGGAATAACAACATAATACAACATTTTCTTTAGTGTAACCTTTATTTCTATCTAACCTATCTAAAGAAGGTTGTTGGGGATGTTTCTTATAGTTTGATGGTATTAAAGGGACTTTAAACCAATAACACAAACCGTTTTGTTTTTCAAACATCTCATTAATATCACTAACCGTTAAAGTATTTTCTAAGTTACGATGTTTTGAATCATTTATTAAGGTATTTTGCCAAAGTCTTACTCTTCTTTCTTTTTGTTTAATACTCTCCTTGATTCTATGTTTAGGTTCTAATCTTTTTTTTCGTTTATATTCTCTTGTATCAATTAAAATACATTCTTTACATTTACTACCTCTTTGTGTTTTATAAAAATCATTTTCTGACTTTATTTTACCACATTTACTACATTGTTTATCCATACTAATAAATGTATGGGTAAACATTAAAATACAAAAAAAAAGAGACGTTTAGTCTCTTTTATTTTTTAACAATAAGGTGGTGAACATCTCTTTTTACCATCGAGACCTTTTATCTTTCCTTTACAAACTTGTACTCCATGTCCATTACTATATGCACTGGGAAATACGTCGTACCTCGCCTTGGCGGCCGCTTTACCACGAGCACATAATTTAGTACCCGTTTTCTTTCTACCTTCCATCATAACCATATCTTTATCATCTATATTCATAGATAATTCCATACCATCTTTTTTTGACTGATTCATTATAAAATCAAAAACTTGGTCTAAAGTATTTTTAGATTCTGCAATATGGTCTTGTGCCCAATCGTGACCATTCTCTAAAATAGATTCTACCATGTTACGGTCTAAATCTAATAGTAAATCACATTGTCTTCTCATTTGTTCTAAATTAGAAAAGAACATATATCTACTACTTTCGTACGCCTCTTCCCTTAAAACTTTTTTTATAAGTGTATTTAAATTTTTCATATATTAAGATATTTCACATATGCTTTATCTGCATATTTTATGAACTTTTCACCATATATTTTGGCTAATCTATCCATAATTAATTGGGGATTTTTTCTCATGTATCTTAAAATGTCAGCAGGGATTTGCTCATCATATTTACCAAATAAAGATTCAATCTCCTTTTCTCTTGGTTGCATTCTAACATTAGGTTCGACACTAAATTTAGAATTACCAATCTCGTCATCAAATTCTTCGTCAGATTCATTAATAACTCTTTTAATGATTCGATTTAAATCTGATTCCGTTAATCTTACTGTCTTTTTCATTGTTTATTAATTTGAACCTGAATGGTGTCTACGACCTTCCATCTTTTCATAATAACCCTCTTTAGAACCTTTCCAATCCCAAGGTAAGTCATTTTTAATATTATAATCTAATTGTTTGTCATCAACACCTTTAAGTTTTCTCATCAATTTTTTTATTAATGTTTCTTTTTCTTCTTCTTTGATGATTCTCTTAACAATATTATGTAAATCGTTTTCAGTTAATCTTATTATCTTTTTCATATTAATTATAATATCCGTTTATCCCCCCTAATTGTACGGCATCTAATTGCATTACAGTTCTTGTGTTACCAGACGCATCTATACCATCAGTCCATATTGGGTGTGGAGGAAAGACAGTTAAAGTATTCCCACTACAATCAAGTATACATAGAGGTTGTTCAGTGTTAGCGCTAAAAATTTCTTCGGCCATTTTATTTTTCGTTTACTATTTGAAACTTTATTTGTCTTTTATAGGTGTTCACCTCACCCGAACTCTCAACTTTTAAATCGATGAAATATTCGTTTGGTATTTTATCTCGAGTATCAAAAATAAAAAAGTACTCATTAGGTGTTCTGTTAACCATAGTCCATTGTTGTACCTCTACTTCAGTTTGACCTTCTCGAACATATACTCTATAATAAATATCAACTTTTTGTAATAATTTTTGAGTTGTAAAGGATTGTTTTACAATAACCCCAACTTTTCTGACATCACTATTTAAAATTTTCTCATCTTGTTTGATACCATAATAGTCAAACCCGTATAATTTAGGCTCTACCGAACTTGTTCCAATTTGTATTGAGTTTTTAAATGGATATAGAGTGAAGTCATTTAGTATTGGTGAAATAAAAAAACCGTTTAATTCTAAGTTGTACCATTTATCTGAAAAAGTACAAGGTGTTTTATAACCAACTAATGGAGGTACCACAACTTCATAGACACCATTGGTTCTTCTACATGTCGGTAGTCCCGTTAAAATTGGTGTTCCCGAATTATCTAATATATCTACTAATGGATTTGAGTCTAAGTTAATCGGATTACCATTTTCATAGAGGTATAGATATAATTTATTTACTTTACCTAAAGTGAAAAGATTCCTATCGTCATCAATTGAGTCATCATAATTAGTTTCTAAATGAGGTTCGTAAAACGTTTGAGTGTGTCTTGTAAAAAATTGTACTTCATAAGCATCTGATAAACCTGTTAAATTTTCTAATTCAGGTTTAAATGCGATTCCCCATCCCGCAACATTAATTAATGAACCATCAATTATAGAATTGATTTCGTTAGTCATATCAAAGGCAATATTTTCATTACCAAATTCAAAATGTTGGACATCAATAATGGTTAATGCACTAAAAGGTACATTCCCTAAATTTTTATTATTATAAATTCCTGGTTCTGACCAATCATCTATTGTTGTTCTTTGGTAAAAATTTGATGGTCTATTAGAATAATTTCTATCATAATCAATCTCGTATTGTAAGTCGGCAAAATCATACCCAACCCCTTCGTCCCATAATTGAGGTGTCGATGGGTCGTCATTAATATATGGTATTCTAAATAAAATTAAGTCAAATGAGGTAGCTCTTTGTCTTGATTGTGATGTTGTGGTATTTAATAACTCAGGGTTAAAAGTTGAGGTGTTTACCATTCGTAATGTATGTTTAACACCGTCACCTACACAATTTGTGTTTATTGTACCTTCATTTATTTTTTCTAAAAGAAGAGATAAATCCAAATCAAATATAAAACGACTATATCCATTTGGAAATGTTGAGCTTGCTAGTTCACCAAAGAATATTTCAGTAACAGGGTTTCTACCTGTATTGGTGTAACTATTGGAAATTATAGTATTGTTCCTGCTAAAATATGAATTATTTATTGACATCAATTACTTTATTAAATAAATATCAATTAATTCTGATATTTTGATTTAATATAGTATTTTCAGCATCTGCTAATAATTGGTCAATCTCAGTTGTACTCTGTAGATTACCCGCAGCTACGGGTACAGGTGGCATTGTTGCAATAGGATGTACGTGACCTTTTATAAATAACATTATTTTTCTTAACAATGTTATTAAAAAATCTCCTCTAACTGTTGGGTAAGTTTGGTTTAATATAGTTTTGGTACCTTGACCGATAAAACTATCTTGCTCTACCCCGTATAACGAATTTAATAATTTGGTACTTTCATTACCTCTTGGTCCTTCAGAGTCTTGAGATATTAAATATAATCTTTGTGCCCCTAAAACCCCATAAGTAATAGCCGAACCCTCAAAATCAAATGGAGTAACTGTTGATGTAACAACTTCACTTTGTGGACCTAATAAGGCGTTACCATTTTTATTTTCTGAAACTAAAAAGAAACCGCTCGATACTTTACCAGGACTTAATTTTATTTTAGTGTAAAATTTAATATAGTTATTTAATTCTGCAATATCATTATTGGTTTCCGTCGGTGAAAATTTATTTCCTTTTTGAAAAGTTGCGATTGATGGGGTTGTAATAAATGGAAATTGGTCTGTAACAACATACGTTGGGTATGGGGATACATTGACGTTAGAGGTAAAAACACCATCAATATATTTGTTTATAATAAAGACTACCTCATCAAAACTTTTATTTGTAAAACGAATTTCATTTAACAATGTATAATCGGACCCTGGACTTAATTGAGTTATTGTTTTCGCTTTGAAGTTTTTAGTGTTAACCATATCAGAATTAGGTGTCACATTGTATACACCGACACTACCGTTAAAAACATTTTGAGTATTCTCAAGATTTTCAATATCCCAGATAACCATTTTTTTAACCACTTTAACAACCTCTTTTAAATTAACTCTAACTTCAGGTTCTAAATTTTTCTTAGTTCGACCAAAAATAGATAATTGTAAAAATGCTCTATTAGAATTACCTACAGGTGGAAAAGTACTTTTACTTAAAGGTTCAATTACCTTACCCGCCCTAATTAGTACTGTATCTTTTTTTACAATAACATCTGCACTACCTCTACCTAATAAACCGTTGTCTAAAGGTTCAGGAAAAATTCCATATGTTTTTGGTTTATCTCTATATGTACCATCAGGATTTCTTAAACTACGACCCTCTTTAATTTGGTCACCAGCCGCTAAATATTTCTTCGCACCCTCATTATACTCAAACGGGCTAGTTAGTGGTGATGAAAATGGTCCTTGTATGTAGAATTGATTTTCATATAAGAATTTTTTGTTCTGATAAATAATGTGAACATATTCTTTATTTTCAGGGACTTGGCTAATATAAAAAGGTAATAAAGGTAAGAACACAAAAGGGTCTTTTGATGTCCATTCATCACCTTCTTTAAATTCTACTGCTTTTTTAGCTGATTCGTAATCAACATATGGTGCAGGTATAACTCTAAGTCTACCCAGCATCATAGGGTCCTTGTTATCATAAACAGTCCCCTCAAAAATTATTTGATACTTATTTTGTTCGGTTATTTTCATTTTTTAATTCTTGAGTCGTATTCTTTTTTAACCGTATTATATGTTAATTCTAACTTATCTAAATGTTGTGTTAATTTAATAACCGTTTCTTTAGTAAGATTAAAATCTTCATTAATAAAGTCCATAACAAATTGTAAATCTTTATTTGAATGTGATTTAAAATCTTTAATTATCTTTAATACCTTTTCAGCGTCTTGTTTTTTACTCATATTACATTTTTTTACCAAATGAGGATGCAGGTACTGTGAGACCTGCAGGTGTTATTGCTAAGGCTCCAATCGCAACTTGTACTTTACCATTTTCAGATTCTTCTTTCGCCATGGCCTTCATTTGTGAAAATTTAGACAAAATATCTAAGTTAGGACTTCCATCAGGCATTGCACCTGTAGGAACACCTATTTTTTGTAGTTCTTCTATAGCCCCAATAAAGGCTCTAGATTCGGAATAACCATCTAATATTTGAGATGCAAATAGTAAAGGTAATGGTATTTGAATTCCCCATCCTGTACCCGCAATTTTTAACAACCATAAGATTTCATCGATGACACTCTTACACCTTCTCCAATCACTAATAAATTGAGCAACAGTTAACAATAACTGTATTAATTTTAAAATCATTGTAATTCTTTTATCACTTTGTTCTCTGGCAATATCAGTAATTACTTGTTGAATTAAATTTCTAATGTCCCGTTTAATTAATTCAAATAACTCTTTTACGAAAATGGCACCTACTTTAGAAACTAAATTGATGACGAATTCCTTGAATAGTTTTGCAAACTCTATGTAGCTTTTTACAAGGTCCACAATTTGATTACCAATCGATTTTAACATTATAAAAATCGGTAATAAAATTTTAGGTGATAAAAGTGAATACACAATCCCTTGAGCCATTAATTTTACAAAATTAAGGTCTAACGCCGCATCTATATTACCTTCGATGGCTAATCCTTGCCATTGAGGGTTATTACTAATTGATTGGGTAATTGCGTCTGCGGCATTAACTAAATCACTATCAGGAACAAATTGTAAATTTTCTAACGAATCAATAATGGCGTCAGCATCTATAGGAAGTTTTACATTACCACAATCCTGATACTCAACAACCCCATTTTTTAAATTATCAACTCTAAGGTCAATATTTCTTAAATCTATTTCAGTAAACTCGAAGAAGGAGTCATCAACTCCATCCCCTTCAGCAATTTTAGCAATTCCACTAACATCAATTTCTTTTGTATTGTCAAAACAAAGACCTAAGATTCTTTGTAATATTAAAGCAAATTTACTAGCGTCGCCCGCTTGGTTAATTCCGATATTCGCTTTAATAGATATCGCCCCCGTTAAAGATTCTATGATGTAGGCAATCATAGTTGTGAAATCAACTATTTTTATTGTTTTATAATAATCGGCCAGAAACTCCCCAACTTTGTTAACATTATTAATTCTGTTATATAATGTTACCTTGAACCAAGGTCCTGTTTGTCCTAAATTATCCTGTTCTACATATTGTATATCAAATAAATCTTGACCTGATTTACCAACATAATTTTGTCCGTTATCAATTGAATATGGTTGTCCACTTTGTATTCTTAGATACAATTCTTTGTTCATTGAAAATGGGTAAGTTTGTATTTGAACAGGATTTTTTTCATACATAACTTTACCAGGAGATTCAACAGGGTCTTTAATTAATAACCCTCCAATATCTACTGAAGGTACTTTAATATATAAAACTTGAGCATCAAACGTTTGTTGTTGGTCACACCCAACCGCGGTTAAACACTCCTCTAATAAAATTTCTTGTATCTTGGGTTCGATGTTCTTTAACGTTTTTAGTAATAAGTTTTTAATATATTTAATAGAATTACTACCTTTACCCCCTGTTAAATTGTTAATATCTAAAAGTTGCTCAAGCTGATTCTTAACTTGTTTTTCAAAACTTTTGGTTTTTTTCTTTACATCATTTAATGATGAAGTAATATCAGATTTGGTTTTTTCAAACGACTCACCTGCCTTTTTTTTCGCCTTTTTATAATCAGACTTAAGTTCTGTATACGCCTTAGTCGCAGTGATTTTGTCCTGTGCTTTCTTATAATCAGCATTTAAATCTAATGACGCCATTTTATTTATTCATTTTATATGTGTCGTTTGGTTTAGAAATATCTTTCTCTAACAAGTTTTGTATTATATCACCATCGACATCTAAATCGGATATTGAGAACGATTCTTTATTAGAATTACTTTTTTCCCATATACTTGCTTGTAACTTAGAGAGTGAAAGTTTTTTCTCAACACAATCGTTTATTATTTTTTGTTGTTTTTCAATCACAGGACCAATAAGAGTCATGTCTTCAGGTTCCTTCATCATTGACAACATTTTATTCTGAATTCTAATAGCAGTGTTTCTTTGCTCAACTAATTCATTGTATATTTCTTGCATCAATGAAAGTATAGATTCTTTACTTAAATTAATTTCTTTTTTTTGAGGTCTTCCCATGTTTAATAAATATTTTTATTTACATTTTTTATTTAACCATTTTCTCAACTAAATCAAGATAAATTATTTTGTATTTTTTCATTGAACTTCTAATCTCTTTTGTTGTTAGATTAGTCATTTCTCTCAGTGAGAGTAAGATTATATTTTTATTGAATTTGTTGTTAGACGCACCTACAAAAATGTTTTCGTAATTATCGAAAATTTCGTAAAGTGCGTGACCTAGTTTAATCTCATTTTCATTTAAATTTTCTTCTTTTAAAAAAGTATCTAACTCGACTAAGAAATTTTGGATTACTTGGGCTGAATCGGGAGTGTCGTTTTCTATACTATACGAAAAATCTTCATTGTTTTCTAAATCAAAAGAAATGTCTTCATATGAAATTTTACGATTTATCTCTTTTTGGTCTTTTATTATCTGACCCATCAAATAATTCTTACAAATCGTCCCAAAATATGAGTAAGCCTTCTTTTCTTTAGAAGGTTTAAACTTATCAATTTTAGTCATTAAGAAAGAATGAGTGTCAATATGAATTTCATAAAAATCCATATCTTTACGGTATAATTTATATCTCCTAATAATAGAAGATATCATCTTATCCAAAGGTTTCCTTAAAAAGTCATTGTATATTTTATTTTTTTCTTCAAATGTCTCGGCTTGTAAAAATTCAATTACCGCCAACTCTTCACGTACATCAAAATAATTAGACTGTTTAGGTTTTCTACCTTTTCTTTTTAATTCTACATCAGTATTTCCCGATATATTTAAAGATTCAGTCATTTAAACTTCTTGAGCATCATATTTTATGGCTCTGTCATTGATAAAGAAATATTCTTTTTTGGCCGAATCAATCCAAAATCTAACTTCTTCTTCACTAAGTACGTTATCACCATTCTTATAATTCCAGAAAATAGACCCTTCTCTTAAATTTGTGTGTTTATAACCTATCTTAGGAATTGACATAATTCTTATAGAATTGTGAGTCATCCTTAAAAAGAATTCATACCCAAAAGTTAATTTGAATGATGGTTTTAATAACCCAAAATTTAAAAAAGAATCCTTTTTAATAACCATTCCTGAAATTTGAAAATTTTGATAAGTTTGTAATGTGTCATTAGTTAACACACCCATTTCAGAACTAATATTTAAAGCGAATGTTGCCTCATTAGTGAACCCTGCAAATTGACCTTTTTCATCTGTATCAACCACTATTGGTAGAAAAGACTCAACATCAGGGTACGATTCTGAATATTTTTTAACATTATTAAACCATATTTTTGAATACTCATCGTCAAATTCAAAAATTGAAATCCATTTTGAGTTAGCATTTCTAACCCCATAATTTACCTGTTCTGAAAAATTAGGTTCTTTTGTCCATAAAACTTTATTCACTTTTAAATCTGAAAAATCAAAAGAGTCCAAATATTCAACTAATTGAGTTTCATTAGTATGTACTATAACTAATTCATTTATTTTGGTTTTTTGTATTTTTAATGATTCGATTGCTTTTGTAAAGTATTCGTCAAAACCTCTAGCACCTGAAGATTTGATAGGTAATATTACTGATACGTCAAATTTTTCCATATTGTTTTTAATTTTAATTTTTTATTCTGCTGGTTGTAATTTAGATAATTGCTCTTCAAACGATATTTGACGAGATTTAAGATAGTAGTCAAATAATTTTACAGTATTCTTATTGAAATTTTCTTTAATCTGTAATTCCCCGACAGTTTTTTTCATACCATCAAATAGAGTTTCATTTAAATTATCCTCTAACCAATTTTGTAATACATCTGCAATAAAATCTACAATTTGGTTTTTATTGTTAATCCAAATACCATTATCTTCATTTAACCAATGAGGTAATAAATTAGGAACTAATCCTAAAACAGGTATACCTGATTTCATAGATTCGAGAGGGAATGTCCCATAGGAACTTGTCTCATCAATCCAAACAGAAAGGAAACAATCGTTAAGTGAATTTGCAAATTCTTTTTCACTCAATCCTCTCATATCTTTAAATGTAATCCATCTATACTGAGGAAATTTAATATAAAAAGTTTTAATTATATTTGCAGTGTCTCTTGGTTCTCTTGTATGAATAGCAATAATTGGTTTTGGTGGTAATGTTTGATTTTTAAAATTATCAGAAATAAAAGGTTCTAACACATCAATAGATAACCCTCTCATTACGTTTGTAATATATTCTTTTTGGAATTCTGAAGTAGTAATACATTTAAAAAATCCTAATTGGTTCCATGTCTGACCTGGTTGTAAAGTCTCTAACATATGGTCATACGCTTGACAAAGAACTATTTTACCACAAGGTAATTTAGTAATCTGACTCATTACAAATCCGTAAAGTTCAGGAATAACAATAAAGTCTTCAGGTGCGACTTGTAGATTCTGACCCTCAATAGGTTGATGAGGTAATCTATCCATATAATCCTGACCTAACCAATTAGCAACACCTGCGTAGTCAGACTTTTCATGTAGAATTATTGGGTTGTACCCATTATCTAATAAGGCAATACCCAAGTTATATATGTAGGATATAGATGCCTTTGCATTACCCTTAGTATCTTGTACTAATAGATAAATTTTAGATTTTTTGTTTTTTAAGTTCTCAATCGACTTTTCTAATTTTGTAATTTGTTCCTGATTCATATTAATATTTATTTAATAATTTTTTATTTAAAAGACTATTAAAAGCGATTTTAAACGGTATAGATAACTCATTATTTTTAATACCTAACGTTTCATCGACTTCCTCAATTTCGGTTAATAACACATCTGTTAATAATTTAACCATATCGTATTTAACAACACTAATATGGTTTTCTGCAGAACCCGAATAATCTTTCCGGGGTTTTGCGTTTGTATACTTCTCAATAGCATCTAAATCAAGATAGTAGTGTTCATTTAAAATTTTTAACATTATAAAAACTTTTTTAGTTCATCTTCCAATTCCTTTATAGTACTAATTGTGTTAGGATGGTCGATATGTTTATTATATTCAGTTTCGAATTTTATTAAAATTTTGTCTGAAGGATATTCTAATAATAATGATGGGTTGGATGTAAGTAAAATGTCTATTTGTTCCCACATTGATTTTATTGTATAATTACTATAAAAAAATACTCTTTCTAATTGACATCCGAATTTTGAAAGGAAGAATAGTGAAGCTGGCTTAGACCTACCGATTTCGTCTGAAACAACTATAAAATCATGGTTATCTCTAAGATTAACATACACATCGTTTAAATCATTAAAAGTTGTATATTCAGTAGACTGAGAGTGACCAAAAATCTCCATTGGGAATTCCTCATATAAAAATGAAAATAAATCATCAGGTTCTTTAAATTTAAAGTGTTCTCCTAAATTTAATGAAGTTACAGGTAGAATCATTTCATATTTAAAGTCTGACTCATCTTCTATCCCTTCTGTTTTTTGAATTAAGAATTTATCGTAGGTTTGTTCTATTTTACCAATCGTATTTCTTAATACACCATTAATTTCAATCCCTATTCTCATCTTCGTATTTTTCTAATATTTTAGCAATTAAAGGGTTTCGCACATTTTTAGCGTTTCTAAAATCGTAAACCCCGATATCATTAATATTTTGAAATTTCTGTAATGCGTCATATAAACCTGATTGTTTTTTATCTTTGTATCTATCTGTCTGTTCCAAATCACCAGAAATAAAGAATTTACTATTAAAACCAATCCTTGTCATTAATAATTTAATTTGGTTAGGTGTTGCGTTTTGAGCTTCCTCAAAAACTAAGATTGAGTTGTCTATATTCATACCTCTCATGTAAGCGAGTGCAAACACTTCGATAATTTCAGCCTCTTTTAATTTTTCTCTAGCGTCTTTACCAATAATTTTATTTAATAAGTAATATGAAGGGAAAATATAAGGGTCTAACTTTTCTTCTAAATTTCCTGGTAACGAACCAAGTTTTTCTTCCGCTTCTACCGCAGGTCTAACAATTATTAGTTTTTCATATGAGTTATTCGGGTCAATTAATAAATCTACCGCCGCTTTCATTGCTATATAAGATTTACCAACACCTGCAGGTCCCGAACAAATTGTAATTTGATTTTCTTTTAAAATTTTATAATACTCTTCTTGATTTGGTGATAAAAATTTATTTTTTTGTTTTTTCTTAACTACCGAATTAATGAATTCTTTTCTTGAGAATGGTTTAACTTCAGAGTCCTCAGACAATGGAGGTTGTTTTTTTCTTTGAGTCATATTTTTAATTATATTTATAAAAATATATTTTATTTTTAACAAATGTGAATACGAAAATTATTTACGTATATATTACATAACAATTATGTGTTTCTTTATCTTTTCTAAATTATTAATAACAAAAGGTTGTAAGGATTGAAAATAGTCTGTTTGTACTTTTAAAAGGTTGTCACTGTCCTCATTTCTGGTTTGACTTTCTAAGTGATACGCAACTAAAGAACCGTCATAATAATTATCAAATCCTAATGTTACACATTTTAAATTCAACTCTACGTCCTCAAAACAACTAATATAATTTTCATTAAAATAACCACATTTCTCAAAAACATTTTTACGTATCATCAATAATGCCGCAGTAGAACCCACAACTTTTTTTACATTGGTTGTAAAATTGTAATACGATTTTAAATTAGAGTGTGTCACTTGGAAAGCTCTTTTTTTATCAATGAATGTGACAATACCATCATGTTGTATTGTGTTATCTTCATAATGAAGTCTTGCACCAACAGTACCAACCTTTTTATTGTCATTAAAAATTTTTAACATTCCGTATACAACGTTATTTAATAATTTAATATCGTTGTTTGAAAATAACAAATATTCATAATCACTTGAAATGTGATTTTTAACTATATCGTTATTTATCTGTGCAAAATTATAATAGTCATACTCGATTAGTTTTATATTACCCATTGGTAATATATTATTTTTAATCCATTCTTTTTCTTCTTTAGAAGACCCTGTATCACCAATAAAAATATCAAATAAATCACTATTACAGTTTTTATAAAATGATTCTACACAATTAAATAAAAGATTAGTTTTACCTTTAGTGACAATAACGATTCCCACTTTACCAATATTCTTGATTGTTTTTTCAGTTATTTCAGGTATATAAACATCATTAGGTTTTAAATCTATTGGTAAATTTTTACCCCACTTTTCTAAAAATTTATCTTTAGACTCAAAAAATTCTTGATTAGGTTGACCTATTGATTCGTGAGTACTTTCAAATGACGAAGTTACTCCTAGTTTAACGTTATCTAAATAATTTGGGATGCAAAAACCGTGGTCATAAAAATGAAATTTACCAAAGGATTGGTCAAATAAATGTTTTATTTTTGTTTTATCAAATGAAATAAATAATCCATCAACACTTACAACAGGAATTAAAAAAGGTAATTTGGGTGAATACTTACTTAAAAATTTTTTACCTCCTTTTGGATGGTGGTATACTTGACCAACCATTGTCTGTTGCATCCTTTCCCAATAAACACCTGATGAAGGGAAATAACAAGTACCTGCTTTTCCAATTATACCGAATTCGGGATTATTAGAAAAATCCTCAAGTAATTTAACGCCCCATCCTTTTTCTAATTTAATATCGTTATGACAACAAACAATAATGTCATACTTAGCTTCTTTGATTCCTTGATTGTAAACTTCAGATAGTGAATATTCATTATGATTTACATAAGGTAATACTTGTACCCACTGAAGTCCTGATGTTAGTATAAGATGGTCATTAAATTTATCATTATACTCTTTGTCTTTATGTGTTGAATAGATTATTGTTATCATAAATTTCGTCGAATTTATCTTTCATTTCATGAAAGAATGGTGTTATTAAAGTTTGATGTGGAAAATCAATATAGTTATCATCATTAAAAGTTGGTTTTGGTCCATGAAAATGTAAAATTTTAATGCCATTAAACGGACCCCAATAAGGTTTATAATTAAACCTATAGTTTAATCTTTCAATTGATTCATTATAAAACATTTTGTACGCGTCTTGGTCGTACACATTAAATTTACTTAAATTTAATTTAATAAATTCAACGAACTCATTATAGGTATCTTTTAAATACCTCCAATTAATCCACATTACGCCGCTATTCATATCCCAATGTTTACCAACTTTTGTAAATTCCCCAGCACACATAAATGTATTAGGTTTGTTATCTAAAATGTCAGAAATATCTGACATAAACATAACATCATTATCGGTATACAAAACATAATCATCTTTAATATCAAGAGATTCACACACAATTGGTATATCAACTCTTAAAAAGGCTCCATAAGCAATTGTGTCATCACCGTAGTGTTTTTTTAAATCATCATAAAATGTTATCCTATGGTTTATTACTGTAACACCAAGTTTAGTTAATTCCTCGATATGGGAATCTTCTTCACCATCAAGTATTAAGATAGGTGTTAAAAACGGATTTGTTTTTTTTGCGGTTATCACCGCAACTTTATACATCTTTATATAGTTTAAATAACTATTTTGATTATGAGTGTTTAATCCAGTAAACCAATAAACATTCTTTGTTTGGTTATCTTTATTAGAAATTAATTTATACCAAGAACCGTCACCATAACTATTATCAGGTTTACCTAACATTTCGTTGACCGCAACTCTAACACCCGCAATATGTCTATGAACATTAACAAACTCATCAGTTTGATAATCATGACCTGAAATAACTTTTTTAACCAACGGACTCCAATGAACGATGTCATTTTTAACACATTCATATTTATGACAGGCATCAATATAAACCATATCACATTCTATAGAATAATCTGTAGTATAACCTTTAATTTTTCTAATATTTCCGTATAAAGAAGCTCTCAAATCAAATTGTTCCTCAACATCAACGTAATCGGCATAACTAGCGGAATCCGCATCATCAAATCCACCTTCCCAAGAGTCAATACATATTATAATTCCGTTTGGGAATTCTTGAGCGAAGATTGCACTACTCTCACCCATATAGGAACCTAACTCAACAATTGTAGGAGATTCCCCTAATATGGGTTTTAAATCTTGACATAATTTTCTTAACTCTAACTCAAAATCATGAGTTCTCATTACAGTCTTCAATTCTTTCATATTCCTGTAGAACCAAATCCATTCTCCCCTCTATCTTTATTTTTTTGATTTTTATTTTCGGTTAACTCTACCCATTTACCATTTACTACAGGACATAAAACCGCTTGAGCAACTTTCATTCCTTTTGGAATCATAACATTATAGTTGTTGGTGTTAAATATAATCACCTGTATCTCTCCTGTATAACCATTATCTACAGTACCTGGTGAATTTAATACCATTAAACCTTGTTTTAAAGATAACCCACTTTTAGACCTTACCTGAATTTCATATCCGTCTTTAATGTCTAAAGAAATTCCTGTTGGTACCAAAACTCTACCAAATGGAGGGATATCAACGTCAATTACAGAATGTAAATCAAATCCTGAATCGCTTGGATAATTGTATTTTGGCTCAACGGAATCAGGGTGTAACTTTACAAATCCAAGAGGTAATTTAGGGTTGTAGTTGGATAAATCATCCTCGAGAGATTTCATATCTAACCCAAAGTCATTTAAAATCATATCATAATCCAACTCACCGTTCCCACTCTCATCAATCATTTTTTGGAGTTTTTTTGCATACTCACTTAAGTCTAAATCATCAAGTCCATTCATTATTGTAAATTTTTTAATTTTTTAATTGTGTCGACTAAAACAACAACATCTTTTTCACAGTATTCTGAGATTGATTTTAAATCTTGTTTTTCCCAATAGGTTTCATGTACCTTATCACCTGTAACTTCACCATCTTTAGGTGTTGGGATTTCTAAACAACTACACATTAAATCTAATGAACCAATTGAGGAGTACGCTCCGTATTGCCAAATTTCTTTAGTGTCAATTGCCTTTACTTCCCATGGTTTTGTATCATAAGATGGAAGAATTTTTGACGGCATAATACCATTGATAATCATTCTTTTAGCTAACATCGGGATATCAAAATTCTTAAGATTGTGACCACATAAATAAAAATCTAATTTGTGACACCTATCAAGTAAATTTCTAACTTGGATTAATAATTCTTTTTCGTTATTACCTGAAAAAGTTTGTTTTTTAACATCTCCATTATCCATAACAAACGCCATTGATACACAAACTATTTTTGCAAACTCAGGTACTAGAGCAGCTCTTCGTTTAAACATAAAATTTTTAGAGTCGATGTCAACCGTAGCATCTTCAGGGAATCTTTTTTGGAACCAATCAAAATACTTTTCAAATTGACTAGCAATCTCAGGACTAAATTTTTGACAAGAATCATAGTCGGGACAACCCCCGACAGTTTCAATGTCTAAGAATAAAATTTTTGTAATTGGTATATTAATCATAACTTATTTAATTAGTGATTTGTAAAATTCTTTTCGCAAAGTAGTAACATTTTGCAAATTGTATTTGTCTTTAACAGTTTCATATAGTCTTTCACCCATATCTGTCATTAGGTTTGGATTTTGTAATAATTTTTTAATGAATTTATGCCAATCACTATGATTTCTATTTTCATTAACTAACATAGCATTACCATCAACAAACTCACCATTTTTTAGACAATGTTTAAGGTCTATAGTGTAAGGTCCTATTTCGGAAGCGATTAATGCCTTTTTATAAAATCCCGCCTCAATCACTTTTAATTGAGATTTCATTCTATTGAATATGTGGTTTTTGATTGGAGCTAAAGATATGTCAAACTTAGAGTAGTTAGAGGCATATTGTGTTACAGGTCTTGTCCATACTCTAACATAAGGTAATGACTTATCAGTCATATAATTTTTTTCCTCATACAACGTTAGATATTTTTTATAGTCTTCATCGATAATACTATATTTATCTGTAAATATTTCTTCATAACGAGCCCAAACAGTTTCTTCAGGTCTAATTGGTCTTTGTTTTTTTTCTCCCGTTTGTTTGTTAATTTCTGTTATATGACCTCTAGTATCGAAACCACATAAAACATATTGTATGTTATTTTTTAATGAACTGTTTTTTGTTACAAATCCATCTAATAACTTTAAATCATGTAAGTGGGAAGAACCACCTAACCAACCAACTCTAATTCTATCAGATTCTAATGTTGGTTCTTTAAACTGAGGTTCATTTGGGTCCACTGCATTTGGTAAAACAATTACGTTTTTGTTAAATTTACGTATTTCATTTGCAAATATTTCAGTAGTTGTTGTAACATAACTAGCTTCTTTTAGATTAGCAACAATTTTTTCATGTATTTTTTCTTGTAAAATAATACTATGGATAGGATGTTCTTTTGTCGGTAACCAATAATCATCAATATCAACTACTACAACAATACCCATTGATTTTAAATTTCTAATTATCGCAGGACAGGAGTCGTAATTTTGACCAATGTTTCTATGTACATGGACTATTTGGTACTTCTTCCAATAATTGGGGTCACTAATTCTTGGTTCATAATCGATATCGACATGAAAATCATCATTATACATGTTTTGTAACATTATATGGGGGTCAATCGACCTAAATTTACCAACACCTGTACGGTCTGATGGTAATACTAAAACTTTAATTTTTTCTGACATATTTTTATATATAACATAGAAAATATAGTCAGATAAACAGACATTATCAATATAATAATAAATAAAAAACCCCATCGATTGACGGGGTTCAAGTTATTGTACTTTTTTAATTTTGGTTACCTTACCTTCAAAAATGTGTTTTCCAACTTTAAATTGGAAAAGCTCATTTGATTTTTGGGTTGATTCGGTCAACAAACCGTTTTCAGATAAAACTTCTTCAACAGTTTCTCTCACAATATCTTTAATTTGTTTTGCGGTAAGTGAACTACTAATTTGATTTGGATTAGTTTGTTGTCTTTTAGGATTTGTCTCATTTATGACATTACCATTAGAATTCATTAACCTCGTAGCTTTCTCAACTAACTCATTTGATAAAGTGGGACCTGACATACCATTAGGTTGTGCAATTGGATATTCTATCATAAGTTGTTTTATTTCATCTGGTAATTTAGACCCCATAATTCTATCTACCGTAGGTGTTTCGGTATTATAAATTGGTTTTGATTGTTCCATCATAAATTCTTGTGGAATGTTGTAATTAGCTTTAGGATTATCAAAATTTTCAGTATTGGGAATGTTGTAATTTGCCAATGGTACATTTTGACCACTTCTCGGCATTTGATTATGAATATCCATCATTTTTTTGGATATCATTAATTTTTGTAATAAATCATTTTCGTTTGTCATATTTAAATGTTTTCTTCTTCATTATTAAAGACCGCGTTAATCACTACTCTTTTCATACTTCTATCACCTCTTGGATTATAACCAGGTTTTGGTGTGTTAAAATTTTCAGCGGTCGGTTTAAATGATAAAATTTTATCAAGTCTAAAAAGTCTCCACCCAGGTAATGGTTGTTCACCTTTATATCCTGTGTGTGAAGAACCTTCTTCATCCCAAGCTCTTAAAACAGGGTTATCCGCTTTACTGTAACCAAAACAAACAGGTTCAATAACACGTAATCCCCTACCACCTGGCTCGTCACCATCATAATAAATTACTATTTTTTGTTTTTTCTTAATAGAATCTATTATAGACTCGACAGAAGCTACTTCTAAAATAAGTGATTTAGTTATGTTGTAAAGTTTCATTACGCGGATGGTGTTGTGTATGGTTTGTTAGGTTGATATTCGTTAATAACTATTTCAGCTTTTCTTTCCAAAATATCTTGGATTGCTCCTGCTCCTTGGTTATAAACATCTAAAAATCCTCCCGTACCTTTACCTTGCTCATCACCATCGGCTAAAGCATCAGGATTAACACTTGAGTATTCATTTGCGGTCTTTTTAAAATCATTTTTAGGTAATAATTTAGCTCTTTCCGCCTCAGCTATTGAACTTAACTCATTTTTAGGTTGTTCAAAATTTAAAGGTTCATTTACTGCCATTTTTAAATTATTTTTTTAATTAAGTCGTTTATGCGTTTTAGGCTTTCGGTAACCTCCAAATTATAATATTCGGTGTTACTACTATGACTTTTTGATGGTCTATTTAAATTGTTTATTCCATTTTTTTCATGTGGGTCTATAAATTGGTTAGGAAGAACTTCAGACCTATTTTGTTTTAAACTATGTACACCATCCCTCATTGATGTTAGGGTATTATCAACCCAATTTCTAACATAATGACCTCCATTTAATATAAATGGTAAATCGTTTTCTCTTCCATTGAATGAATCAAACCAATTTTTCATTCTTTTTAGTTGTTGGTATGAAATTTCACCATTATCTCTAAGTTCTTTATTTCTTCTAAAACCTTCGGTGTTTTCATCCGCACCTTGAGCTGCGTCATGACATTGTTTTAAATAGGTCATAACATCTTCAGGTAATTGGACTTTATTTCCGTATAAATCTTTATTCACTGGTTTTTAAAATACTTATAAGTTTATTAATACTTATACCTTCTTTGTCGGCAATTTTTTTAATTGATTGTAAGTTTTTAACTAATATTTTACTAACAGGGGAATCTTTTCTAACAACGTCAGAATAATCACTATCCTTTTTAGATAACATATCCTCAACCATTTTAATCATTCTTTGTTTTTGTGCCTCTTCTAAAGAACCCTTCTCAACTAAACGTTGTTTAAGTTTACCCTTTTTTCTTTTTTGACCTTTTAATTTACCAAAGTCATTAGTCCTCTCAACAGGGTTATCAACACCCATATCTTTAAGAGTTTTTACTGATTCGATAAAATCCATATCTTTAGTTTCTTCATAACCAAAGGCATCTGAAAAATCAATCTCTTTAACAATATCTCCATCCTTTTCTTCACTTTCACCGTAATAAACTCTATAACCTCTAGTTACAGGGTCATTGGTTTGTCTTGTGGCAACAATAGTTTGGTCCATTGTCTTCTTTGGGTGTAAGTACATATTAATAAATGGAATACTTGAGTCTCTAAAGGTACCGTCAGAACCTATTAATTCATTTATTTCTTTAGTATCACTAACATCATCAAGTTCTTTTTCAATATCCTTCTTTTTAACTTTTTCTTTCTTGGTTAAAAATTTTTGGACAATTGATTTAACTTTTTTCTCATCTTTTTTATTGAAGTCTTTTTTGTTATCGGTTTTTCTAGATTCGGATAAAGTTTCCGCAACAGAATAATATAGGGAAATTTTATCACCTTTATCTTTAAGGAAAAAATAACAATTATTATTAAAGTATTCTTTATTAAAATTAATCATGACTTTTTTATCAATAAATACTTCGTTTTAATGTATTTATCATAAAAAAAGATGTCGAGTCAAAATATAAATCAATATGTAAGGAACAACCTATACCCAAAACTTTATTTGGATAGTTATGATATGTCCCTAACATCTGATGAAACAGATTTTAATCAGGAGGTTGTTTTCTCACCTTATTTAATCGCTCAAACATATGGTAATAAACTACCAATCAATATTGACATAAATAATATTGATACCGTCCAAAATTTAAATTTAACATATAAAAATTATAACAATAACAATATTTTTGTTTCTCAAAATTATTACAACCCTGATAAATTAGATTTGAAATGTTTTACTGCAGAAACTTCATGTGATATAGGTTTAACAGGAATTGATAACGGTTTAGTAAATAAAATGACAGGTCAAACCATAACATTTACTAAAGGTTTATTTTCAGATTTTTTAAAATTTGATAGGTTAAGTTTTGATAGAAGATTCAAAATGTTCCAAGTAACGGGGTATACAAATACTCCAAATGTAAGATTTTCTGGTTTTAATAATACCGTATTATATGAAGTCGTTAGTAAAAACGACCCTGTAATCGGTAGATACCACGAATTATATGGAGGGTTTTATCAAGGGTTTTATAAACTTCATGGTTATGATTATGAAATTTTTCCTGAAAGGATGACCAAAGGGTGGTCGGTCGAAATGATTCTTAAACCGAGATTATTTAATGAATATGTACTAGGACCTGGCGAGACAACATTAAATGGGATATACCCAAATAATAAAAATACATTTTTTTATTTTGGTACTAGAGCCGAGAATAAGTTTTATCATCATGCGGATGGTACTCCTGATTGTTTTACAGGTTATACTCGAGTAACAACTCCTTTAACGGGTTTAAGTACATGCGCATGTTGTGATTTAACAATAAAGAATAGTAGATGTATATATGTATACCCGCCAAGGTCTAAGGATGGTAAACATGACCCTAGAGTTAATTATGGTTGTGATACATGTGGTGGTTTAAAGACAAAACAGTTATCATGCGGGTGTGGTTGTGACAAACCACAATGTGAGAATTGTGGGTGGGAATGTCAAACACCCCTTTGCCCAACAACACCCACCCCAACCCCAACTCAAAGTCCTACACCAACCCCAACAAGTAATAATTGTATTGTTACCCCTACTTGTACACCTACATGTACTAAGTGTGATACTTGCGATGACTGTTTAGATTGTAAACCTGAAGGTTTTTCTTCTATTGAGGACACTTGTGAAAAGGACCCATTATACGACTCAATGTCAAATGCTTTTTCATTAAGATTATGTGGAGACCCTAAAAACCCAAAAATAGGTGTTAGATTTTTAAGATTTACAGGTGATTGTACAACTTCAGGAGAGTGTTCTACTAGTGGAATCACATACTCAACGGGATATACTATAACTGATATATGTACACCACCAATATACCCAAGATGTGAAAAAGAAAATCCTGCTTGGTTAAATGAAGAACATTGGTTCCAAGTTAATGTTGTTTGGGAAAGATATACTTGGTTCGATTACTGTGATTTAAAATATCGTGGTGGATTAGGTGATATAACTAAACAAGTTTATTTAGAATCTTTAGCAAATAATACAACCTCATTAATTAGTACTCCTTACACAAAAGAAAATGGTAAAGTTGCTGAAAAAATGGATATCATCAATTTAAATGAAAAATGGTTAATTGAGGGTAAAATGAGAAAGGGTAGATTAAAAATCTACATTAATGGTAAGATATTTCACACTATCGAGGATTTTGAGGAAATTATACCAAGAGCTCTAAATACTGATAAAGAAAAACAGGTTGGTGTACCATTTAATATCTCATGGGGCGGAGGAACACAAGGGCTTAGAGAAAACTTAACCTTCTCCTCAACAACAATTCCTAATGGACCCTATATCCAAGACCCTGAGTGTTTTCCAACTAATGATTTAACGGCAACAACATTCAATGGGTTAACTACTAATATTTTAATCGAACAAAATTTTGCAGGTACTTTTGATGGAGGAATCTCACAATTTAGAATGTATGTAGAACCATTATCGGCACCTGAAGTTAAACACAATTTTAAATTACTTGTAAGTAAATTTAATATGTTTAATCCAGATTGTCCTAATTGTTCAACAACAATATGTAAACCTGACGACATTACTTATATACTTTCTGCAGATACTCCAACCACAACAACTGAAGACCCATTTGGTAACGAACCTTTAGGTAGAAAATATATTGAGGATTTAAGAGATAAAAATTATTTGATTGAAAGGAAGTTAAAATTAACTCCTAATAAACCAACTACAATGTATTGGGAGTCCGATGAATGGTGGGGAGACCAAGGAAAAACTTCTGAATGTGTTGGTTACGCTTGGGCTCATTGGGTCGAGGACGGGCCAATCAAACATAGCGGTATCGCTCCAATAGTTCACCCAACAATTATTTATAAAGAAGCTCAAAAAATAGATGAGTGGCCTGGTGAAAATTATAAAGGAACTTCTGTTAGAGCGGGGGCCAAATATTTAAAGAGTATTGGTAGAATTGAGCAATATTTATGGACTTATGATATAAACGTTTTAATATCGACTGTATTAACTAAAGGACCTGTTGTTGTCGGTACTAATTGGTACTCATCGATGAATAGACCTAATATTAATGGTTTAATGAAAGTTTCGGGTTTCAAGATTGGAGGTCATGCCTATGTTATCAATGGTGTTGATACAATTAAAAAACAATTTAGAATTAAAAATAGTTGGGGTCGTTCTTGGGGTAAACAAGGACATGCCTTTATTTCTTTTAATGATATGAATAAACTTATTAGACAAAACGGTGAAGTTTGTTTAGCTATAGAAAAAAGGTCTAACTAATGAGTGAAATTATAGTAATAAAAAGTATAAATTACGATGGTGAATTGGCGAATGTGTTATTTAAACCATCGGGGTCTAACAAAGTCATTAATTTGGGTAATATTACATTACCTTTTGAATTCGACCCTTCTTTATTAGTTCCTCCTTTAAAACCATATGGTGATTACACTATTTTCCTTGTTGAGGAAAGT